ACCGTTTGCATTGGTACGTTCTGATATGGTATCGACTCTTATTTCACTCATCTTACTAACCACTCCTCTACTGTTTCCGAAATGTCTCTCATTTTAATCCAATTAGTTCCTGTTGGTTGTCCTTTGCGTAATCTTAATTTACCCATAAGACCAACTGTGTCCCATTCTTTCCTATTTTCTCTAGGAACATAATCTTTAGTTTCATCATAATTAGTGTTTAGTATTCTATAACCATTTTCATCACGAAGATAAGAACCAAAATCATCTTTCTGATATTTGTCATTCCATTTTGTATAAGCACCATCTCCAACCATTGCTGGGTTACCAGATATAATTCCAATAATTTTAGAAGCATCATCACTATCTGTTGCTTTGACTATTTTATTATCATCAAGAATTACAGGATAACCTCTTCTATCTTCATCAGAACTGTTCCCATCTTTCCATTCAAAATACTCAGCGTAGTCAGCACCACCGCCATTCCAAGCACCATCTGCAAAAGCATTACCATCACCTCTTAATATATATTCAACATCCGCTGTACCACCAGATATAACTCTCATAAACTCATAAGCAGTTGTGTTTGCTCTTGTACAAACTATTCTAGTAATTCCATCACCACCAAAAGAAGCACTTGACGCTGTAAACATTCCTGCTATTTGACTTGTATCTGATGAATCAACATCAAGTTTTGCACCTGGAGATCCTTGTCCTATGCCAATTCTATTATTACCAGCATCAACAAAAAAATTATTAATATCAGTATCTCCTTCAATACGGAAATTTAAATTTGCACCTCCTTCGTTAAAAGTAAAACCATTAGGATTTAATCTTATAAATTCTTGTTCACTACCAGCCAACATACCCATAATTCTAAATTGTCCATCTTCAGCACCATTGAGTCTGTCACTAGCTGCAACATCAAATCTTATAAAATCAGTTTCATTTCCAGCACTATCATCACCAGAAAATATTATATTTCCTAAAATATCATTGTCTGCTGGAGAGGCACTATCTCTATGTAACACAAAAACAGGTCCAACAGCAGCATCAGCATCAGTTGATCTCAAAGTCAACATATCGTGATTACCAGAACTTATTATAGTTACTGTATTATCTGGAAACTCAACAGCTGTGTTTTCATCCATTGTAAATCCAGGAAACGTACCAAGAGAATTACCAAGACCGATAGTTAGTTTATTAGTAGAGTCATCAAGTCCTATGTAAAAGTTTTGTTCGTTACCATCAAATATTATTTTGGCATCTTCTGCTCCACCATCACCGACTGTTACTGTTGGTGCACTTCCTGCAAAATTAACAGCTTTTTGAAAAGTAGAAACTCCTGATGAATTAATTTCAAATACTCTATCAGAACCTAAAGCAGTTCCAACACCAATTCTAAACTCATCTGCTGAGTCATCAACACCCATAACAAAATCAACTTGATTACCATCAAAAATAAGAGAAGCATCTTCAGCTCCTGCATCACCTATTGTAAATGTAGGTGTAGTACCAGCTAATGCAACGTCACCAATAATGTTACCGTCTTTAATAGTAAGACCATCAATAGTTACACCGTTAGCACTTGTTACTTCTGAAATTGTATCAGTTTTAATAATATTATTTACGCCATCTATTTCTACACTCATATAACCGCCACTACGCCTGTAATAGTTACTATAGCGTTAAATGTAATTGGTCCTGCAAGCACTGCATGTCCAACTACTTGGTTTACGTCTACTATTGCATCATGTTCAGGTATTACCTCAGATGCAGGTCCGCCTGAACCTATAAATAGTGGACCTCCTACTTCTTCTTGATAAGCCATATTATTCTCCTTAAGAACTAATTGTATCTACTCTACTTAGCCAACAATCAAATGCATCAGCTGTTCCAGCTTGTGCTTTTAATACATCTCCACTTTGTAATACTATTTTAGAACCACCTTGAACTACTTCAATTGATGAACTAGCTGGCACACTTACACCTTTTATTAAGTATCTTGTAGTGGAACCACCTTCAGATACAAATACATCTAATGTGGCTGTAGTTGTTAAAATATTAGCAAAACGAAGACCCACTACAGCGTCATCACTGTTAGCTGTAACTATAGTGGTAGCAGAGTTTGTAATTCTCTGTCCATTTGATTCAAAATCTTGTGCCATGTTTTCTCCTTATTAATTAAAAAATGTAAATAAAACAGTCCTTTATTATATTATACATTCCCCTGTGTGTTTGTCAATCTTTTTTTATACTATAATGCGATTGCCATCGCTACTGCGAAGCCTGGTGAAGCATATAAAGTATCTGTAGATGTACCATTAATAGTTACAGCGTCAGCTTCAAGAGTACCATCTATATCTGCATCTCCAGATATATCTAAACTAGATGCCTCAATCTCACCACTTGCTTTAAATATTACATTGTCTCCACCAGATACTTCAAAAATAATTTGATTGTCTGTACCAAATTTAATTCTATTATCTGCGTCTCTACCTATTTCTAGACTTGTATTAACTACTGAAGTAATACCTGTCTGTGCTGCATCTACTGCTAATGTAACCGTATTTGAAGAAGCACTAGAAGCAAGTCCTGTACCACCAGCAACAGTTAATGTTTCACTATCAAGATCAATTGCAATAGTACCACTATCAGTTGTTATATCTAAATCTTCTGCAGTAATTTGAGTATCTACATATGCTTTTACAGATTGCTGTGTTGGAACTAATGTAGCAGAATTACTGCTCATATCATCTTCATCAACAAAAGCTGTAATAGTTATAGAGCCATCTGATAAACTACCATAAGTAACTGTACCTGTAGTTGTTATTGCAGATGATCCATTGTTTATAGTACCAAACCCTGAAGTAATTGATCCACTATTTAGTGCACCTACTGTTGTTGCTGCAGTAGTAACAAGATTAGGCATTGCTGTAATTTCATCATCAAAGTATGCAGCTAAATCTGTAACTGCAACTTGAACCATAGTGCCGTTATCATTTAAGACAACTCTATCGGCATCTGCAACAGTAGTAGAAGTAGCTGATGTGCCACCATCTACAATGTTTAACTCAGCAGCTGTAGAGTCAACTGCAGCTAGTTTTGTAAAGTCTGCTTGTACTAAACCAGATACACCATCAAGTAAGTTAAGTTCTGTAGCCGTTGAAGTTACTGTTGTACCATTAATAGATAAAGCATCTGTTTCTAAAGTTCCGTCAATATCAGCATTACCAGATATATCTAATGATCCTGCATCTAACTCTCCAGTTAATGTTATGTTTCTAAATGATCCAATATCTTTATTAGAATCTACAACAACTGCTTTAGATGCTGCTACAGTTCCTGCAGTTACACCATCAATAGTTTCTAATTCTGCTTCATTAATATTTGCAGAACCAATAACAAAGCTAGTACCAGTAATTGCTGTACCTGTTATGGCACCTGCACTAGATCCACCAATAGTTACACCATCAAGTGTACCTCCATTAATATCTGCAGTATCTGCAACTAGAGCATCAGTTGTTACTGTACCATCAAAGAATGCATCTTTAAATTCTACAGAACTTGTACCTAAATCAATATCGTTATCTGTTGATGGAACAATTGCACCATTAGTAAATGTTACTTGATTAGCACCACCAGCTGCTACTGTAATAACATCAGAGCCACTAAATGTAATACTTGTGTCTGTATCTGCGTCTCCACTAATTGAATCTAATTGTATATTACCAGCATTGGTAAAGTTAGAATCACTTAGATCAAATGTTCCTGTAACGTCTAGATTACCGCCAACTGATAGATTGCCTGATACATCTACTGCACCATTAATATCTACTGTAGTAGCTGCTATCTGTATTTCTGTATCTGCCACTAGGTCTAGCTGACCATCTGCAGATGAGTGAATATATATTGCTGTGTCTCTAAATTGTACTTTCTCTGTGCTAGCTATTAACAGATCATCAGAAAACTCAAAGTAATCTTCATCTTCTTTCCATGTTAATACACCATCATTACTATTTGCATTAAATGTAATTGCTATGTCTGTATCTGCATTAGTACCAAATGTTAGTGTATTACTAAATAATTTAGATATAGGCCCACCATCTCCAGCAGTACTGCCATCGTGTGTGTGACCTGTTGATACATTAAACGCTGCTAGTATCGCATTAAACTCATCATTAGTATGAGCTGCGGTAATAGTATCGCCATCACTGTATGAGCTTTGTCTAGCTGAATATACTGCCATTATCTTCTTCCTCCTGGGACAAATTCTAATTCAAAACCTTTTAAACTTATTGGGGGGTTTGTGCTATCGTCTGTAACTTTTAAAGCAACTGTAAACCCTGAACCCACAACGTGTTGCCTTACTAGTGGTATGCCTGACTGTCCATAAACAGATGTATTATAAACTCCAGTTCCATATAATGCAGGTACGTTACCTGTTGTTATTGGTACTGCTGCAGGTTGTGGTGTAGTGCTTGCATCAAAATCGTATCTAACTTGTAAGTTAGCATCCACTGCACCTTCGTTAGTATAGTTAACGATAACTCTTTGCATATTTTTTCTTATGCCTGGATCTCCCATTGTTAAATCAGGAGATCTGTATCTTCCTGGTATAGCTGCTGTTGTAGCAGACCTAGTAAATTCATTTCCAGATTCTTGTTGGTATACATAACCATCATATCCACCACTAACAACAGTTTCTGTATTACTTATAAAATCCGAATCAGTAGACGATACTTTTAATCCATTTATATCTGCATACTCATAGCCAAGCTGCCCTGTATTTGGATTAGTTTTAATTACTCCTATAATACCTTTTGATCCTGATTCTGCACCAGTTGTTACTGGATAAAATAATCTATATTGTGATTTATTTCTAATAACTAAGGATGAAATGTTATCTAAAGTTATATCATCAATACGCTGTTGTATTTGTTTAGATATAGTTCCTAACTCTACGTCACCAATTCTTTCTGTACCAGCAATAGTTCTTAAACCGTCTGGTGCTAAATATATAATATCACCACCAAGCTCTTGTATAGATCCACCATCAACACATCCTATTTTTCTTGTTACAGGTGCTATAGCAAAATCACTTTCTGTATTTCCTGTTAATTTAAATATTTTATCTTGTCCAAATATAAATAATGCATCTCTAAATACTTTTAATCCTTTTATATCTGTATCTACTTTAATAACACCACCACCATTACCATTAGTAAAATCATTAGTTTGAAAAGGACCCATAAAAGTAATCTGCTGCTCTGCACTTGGGTTACCTGCAAAAAATAAATGATTCTTAAATATTTCTACATGCTTAAAATTTGCTGTCCCTGTAGCATTTATAACTGAAGCAGAAAATGCAGAAGTTAAAAGTTGTGGGCTAGAAGTTCCTGTAGTAATAACTATTCTATCAGTACCATCAAAATTAAATTTTCTAAACTCATAGTTTGTAGTAGGTGTTCCTAAACCTGTTATAGTAGAAGTCCAACTTCCTGATCCAGTAGCTGCTCTATGTATACTACCACCTCTACCTGCTAATACTACACTACCAAATATAGCTGACATTACAACTCTTTCAGTTGATGCAGATACTTGCGGCACAATATTAGAGTTCCATTTAGTTGTTCCTAATATTTTTTTATAGCCACCTTTAACATCTGGCTCAAAATTTTGTAATACTTTTGTTTCTCCAGGTTGATATGAAAATGAATCTTTATTTAAAACAAGTCCACCGCCACAGCCAAATATAAAGGGAGATATCTGTGAAGTATCAGCCACTAATTGCACCCCTTCTATGATATCCTAAATTAACTCTAGTATCTAGCATTTCAGTAGGCGCATTAATTAATTCTATTCTCATTCTTTTAATACCAGATAAAAAATCTTGGTTTGCAAATTGAGTAAACTGTGGATCTGATCTTAAAGAATAAATATAATATTTTGCTCTTGATACAACTACATCATGAAATCTTGCAGGTATATCTGGTTCATCTGTAGCACCAGATAGGTCAGAATGAGTTTTCCAATACTCATAATTTATTGTATACTTATCAGAATCAGGTATTGGATATAAGCCAAATTTATCATCTTGAGTTCTAAATACAAAATCAGGTGTGTTATAATGATTACTATTATTAGTTTGTGCTGTAGACAAAAATCTTCTTCTATAATCATCATATGTTATATACACTAATTTTTTAGGTCTTATATCTTCTGATACTTTTACATAATCAACATCTAAATTATTTGAATCGTCATTATCTAAAGTGATATGAGATGTAGATGCTGTAGCTGTAAATGTAGTATCTAATATTTTACCATCTCCAAAATCTGTTACAGTTACTGTAGTGTTTAAATTTTGTGTTCCAGCAGCTGATGTTCCTACTTGTACTTTTAAACTAGAACCACTAGATGATGTATCCATTACTCTAACTTGTACTCTATAAGATTTATTTTTTACTGTAGATAAGCTAGCAGAAGCTGCTGCTGCATTTAATCTTAATCTACCATTACCTCCAGAATTATATGCTGGTGATCCCGATACTGTTGACCAGTTAGTTATATTACTATCAAATGTAGAATTAGTAACTAATTCTGTTGGCACTAAATAAAAAGACTCAAAATCAACTGATCTGTAATCAGTAGGTAAATCATATTCTTTTTGTCCAGCAAATGTTACTTGAGTTTTATCACTATGTAACCAAGGCCATTCTAGCTCTGATGAATATACATCTCGCAATGCTTTATTAACTACATCTTTAGTAGTAGTTTGAATGCCTGTACTATTAGTAAATGTCGATGAAGTAAGTTGCACTTCATTAAGTTCTGCTAATACTGCATTTGTGAGTTGTAGGTAATTCATACTAATCCTTTAATAGTTCTAATATCTTATCTAATTTTTTATCTTGCTCTAATACTTTTTTTTCTAATTCTCTTAAAGACTCTAAACTTGCTGCTTGTCCGCCAAGGTTTCTTCTTGTTTGTCCTGTTGATGCGTTTGTTTTTTTTCTTAAATCAATAATTCCCATATATTTTTCCATTTAAAAGAAGGGGGCAAATGCCCCCCTCTAGTTAGTTATTACACTGCTGTGTCGTGTTGTGTAGATGTATTTCTATCATCTTCATCAACACCAGATACGTCACAAAGTAAAGCAAAAACACGGATCTTACCCGCACTTGAAGCTGCACTTAATACTAATACGTCAAGAGTATCTGCACTTGCAACTATAGTTCTAGCTGTAGCTGTCGGTGCAGAGAAACCTGTAGCGTTAGTATCTCCGTCAACATATCTATCAACGTCTCCACCTGTGATACCTAAATCAAGTGTAACTGAGCTTGATAGTGCAGTAAGCACTTCAATACCAGCTTCCAGGACTAGAGTTTCAGCAGGAATATCTAGTACTCTTAGAACATCATTTTGTGCTGCTCCAGAGTCACCATTTATTGCTGAGACATCGATTGTATTTTCCACCAAATAAGGAGTCCTAATTCCAGCACTCAATTTTGATGGGTGCCCAGCTGTTCCGCCAGGACCTGTCACATTATATGTAGCCATAATTATTCTCCTTAGTCTATTTTAATGTGTTCTGCAATCAGAGCGTCTGATCTTAGAACTTTTCTGCCAAAGACATGTAAGCCTCTAACAACGTCAGCAAATGATTCTGTGTCTCTTACAACTTCCATTTTTGCGATATGGTTAGCAGTTGCAGTAGAAGACATGTGTCCAGACATCACTTTGAAGAAGTCAGATGTGCTTGATGCAGCAAAGTTATTGGTTTGATACATAGTGAAGTTATGGATTTTTCCATTGTACACTTGACCATTTCTTAGTGGTCCAGCGGCTCCAGTAGTATCAGCCATTAATTTGTTGTTGGCTTTACCTAGTTCTTCATAGAAGTCAGGGCTTGCTAGAAACCATCTTCCATCTATCGGAACATCAGCAGAGTCCAATCTTTTAGCGTGATTTGCGATTACGTTAATTGGGTCAATTTCAGGTGAACCAGCCAGAGACGTACCTTCTGCGTACGTTCCAACGTCTTGTCCAGATCCATCTGATCCAACTGTAGTTCCTGCACCACTAAACATCGCAGCAATGATATTCTGATCATATGCATTTTTTAGAGCGTATGCACCAGATGATGATGCAACAGACTCAAAATTCACATGAGAATGTCTTTCTTCGATATCATCCACTTTAAATGCAAAAGCATTTGCTTGGTCAACAACCAAAGTAATTTGATCGTCTGCAAGCTCTTGTGTATTGATAACGGAGCCACGAGTGTAACTAGCAACAGTAACTACGGGTTCTTTGATAATTCTTACCGTGTCACCAAAATTTTCAATTTCTCCAGCATAGTCGGTGTTTGTAATATCTTCAACAACCGAAGCAGTTCTGAAAAACTTTTGAACCTTCTGGCTATAAATTTCAGGTATGAAATTATCATTAGGCAGGTTAGCATAACCTGCAGCTCTTGATACTGCCATAATTTTTCTCCTTTATAGCGTTAGTTAAGTTTTTGTTATTGCTTTATACGACCTTCTCTTCTAGCTTGCATAATATCTTTTTCGTGTTTATCAAACTCATGAGGTTTTAACCTAGATATTTCATCAACACTCCAAATTTTCTTTTCAGTAACACTAATTTGGTTGCCCTTTTTAGTTGATGTAACTGCTTTTGCGGCTTCCTTCTTTACATCTTTAGATTCTGATTTACTTTTTTTAGTAGTAATGCCAGCATCCATTTTATAAAGATCTATAGCTCTTGCAGCTAAATCAGCATTGTCTGTATTTTCATACAACCATCCTTGAATAGTGGGATCCTGTTTTTGTGCCCAATCATGAAATTGATCAGTAGCACGGATCTCCTGAAAATCAGGATGTCTTTTTAAAAGTTCAACTTCAGCTTTTTCTTTTGCAATTTCTGTTTGTTGCTCCTGTAAAAACTGATATTTCTCTTCAAGTTTTTGTGCACGTTCATCTGCTTTAGTAAGAGATATAGTTTCTATAATATCATAGACATCTGGATATTTCTTTTTCCACTCTGCTAAATCATTTAGATCAGTAGGTGGTAGCATTTTATTAGTGCTTTGTTCAAGTTGAGTTCTTAAGTTAGTTACTTCATTTTTATGCTTACTTAAGGTCTTGTCGTAATGGCGTTTAAGATCGTCATAACGTTTCTTAAAAGCCTTCTCCTCGGCTGTTACAGGGCGTTCTTCAGGAGTAGCCTCTTTTTCTTCTTCGGTGTCCTGTTGTTCGGTAGCTGTATCAGTATCCTTATCATCGAGATCTCTTCTATACTTATTTTGATAAGGTGTTGGCTCAAGTATTTCTTCTACTTGATCCTGTTCAGGTGTAGTTTCTACTACTTGTTCTTCTTCTGTAGTCTCTACTACATCTTGTGTTTCTTCAACCATATTGTCCTCCTAGTTGAGTTGGGTGCCTTATGGGAAGGGTAGCCCTCGTGTGCTTCTAAGCCATCATTGGCGTAGAAGGTGGCACGTTAGTTTGTGGTGCACCTTCTGGTGCTCCGCCTAATCCACCTTGTGGTGAATCAGGAATATCTGTCTGTACTTTTGATCTAAGATCTTGTTCCATCATTTGAATAGACTCTTCAATGCTATCTGCTGGAAATGCAGATGCAATTACAGAAACTGGTAAACTTACAGTAGGTTGTTCAGGACCAATGTCTTGAACCATTTGCATAATTTCTGGACCAAATAATTCTCCTATTGCACCTTTAACAGCTGGTGTTAAATGCTGCTCTAAAGCTAAATCTGCTTCAGGAGATAAATTATCTACTGCATTTTTAAATTCTTGTGGGCTAATATTTACTGGTTGAGGTTGTCCTCCACCTTGCATAGGAGCTTGCATAGGTGCTCCTTGTTCCATAGGCATAGCACCTTGTGGATTATTCATTAGAGCTTCTACTGCCATTTATATTCTCCTTTAGTTTTGTATCCAATCTAAAATTTTATATTTAGTTGGTTTTAAATTTATTATGTATGAATAAATATTATTTTCACATATATCCATTTTAACATAGTCGTTATATAATTTATGTAATGCTCTTTCTCCAGTAATAGTATAAACAAAAGATAAATTATTTTTATTAGCTTGATTTTTTATTTCTTCTACACAAAGAATCATTCCTTTAAATAATTTTATTTTACTAACTTTTGGGTTAGAAAATAGTCCCCACATAAATCCTAGTTTAGATGAATCATCTATAAATAAACCTGATGCACAGATAGGCTCTTTATCTATAACCATTACTCCATGTTTTGGTAATACTTCTTTTGGTATTACAGATTCCCAACGTGGATTAGTATACTCTTTACACCAATTATAAATAGTAGGATAGTCTTTATCAACATCCCATAGTCTAGCTTGCATTAATAACTTTTATATTTTCTTGACTGCGATCAATTCCATATGCATGCCAGTTATCAAAAAAATCGTTTTCATCTTTAATTAATTTTTCTTGTTCATAAACTTCAAAGTAATCTGTAAATAAAATATTATCTATTACAATTCTTCTATTTTCAGAACCAAATACATATACTGTATGCTCATTACTATCTACAACTTTACTGTATTTACTATCTGCGACACGTATCCATTTATTATTTTCATTTACCATATGGCTACCAGAAACTTTAATTCCTTTATAGTCATGTAAATTTTCAGTTAAAAATTTACCAGTTGCAAAAACTTTTCCACCTACTTCAACAATATCTCCTAGATCTATCTTTTCAACTTCTTTTTTAGTTCCATCTGCCATACTAATCATTGTACCTGCTAAGAAACATTCATTGTCACCGCCTTTACCGCCTTGTGCTGCTTTAGAAGATTTTCTACCTTTTTTAGTTTTTGATTTAGTTTTTGATTTAGTTTTTGATTTACTTTTAGTATTTACAGCATTTCCTTTGCTATCTGTAACAGCATTACCATGTTTATCTCCAACTTCATTGCTTCTAGCTTTATTACCAACTGCATTAGTTCTATCTACTGATCTACTTTTTTCTGCTTCTTGCTCTCCAACTTTATCTCTTGCTTCTGCTATTGATCCTGGTTGAGCACTACCATCATCGTTACGTCCAATATTTTCAACTCCTCTTTTTTCTGTGCCTGTAGCATTAGCCCCATACCTTGAAGCATCTGCACTTGCTTGATCCATGGCAGCCTGTGCTTTATCTCTAGATAATCCGCTAAAACCTGCAACTGTTTTTGCAGCATCTACAGCAGCACCTACATTATTTGACCTAATAGCATTTTCTAATCCTTGTCTTGCATTAGATATAGTCGCTGTATTATCTGCTACTTTTGTTTTATCAGATAATCCTATAGCATCAGGTCTTTTATCTATAGTTCCAAACTGTCCTGTTGGATCTAATTTTGATTTTTGTTCTTCTAACTCTTTAATTTTATTAGCAATAAAAGTTCTTGGGGCTGTAAAACTTTTTGCTTGTTCTTCTAATTCTGCTATCTGATCGTCTATATTTTTTCTTGCTGGGTCTAAATCACTAAAAACACTTGCTGTAGATCCTAGATCTGCAGTTCCTCCTAAAGCCTCTTTAGTCTGTTCAAAAGTTCCTCTACTGACAGCCTTATCATCAAAAGAAGTACCAGTTGTTGGTGTTTTTTGTTTGTTATTAGTAATTCCTTCTATTAAACCTTTAGCAGCACCTAGTATTCCTCCACTAGTTACATAATCTTTAGCTGCACTTACAACTTTTCCTGTGGCATCAACTACATTAAGACCTATATCTTTTATTTTACCTATGTCTCGTAATCTACCATATTCATCATATGCTTTACCAATTCCTGGACCTGGAGTAAACGTGTCTGAACCAGGAGTTCCTCTACTGTATGTCCCTGTTCCACCGCTAAATCCAAAACCTAAACCTTTTCCTGTGCCTTGTGCTCCACCACCAACTGGCATACCACTTTCTCCAGAAGCAGGCCCTCTACCTCCAGCAGCTAGTGCTTTTTTAGTTTGTTCAAAACTATCTTCATCTGGTAATTTTTTTTCTTTAAAGTCTATTTTAGGAATTGTAATTTTACCAAAAACATTATCACCAGTTTTAGGTGGCACTATATCTGCTACTTTTGGTGCATCATCTGTTTCATACTCGTATTTATATTGTCCTGTTTTAGGATCAACTTTTAATACTAATCTATAAGATGGAGTTCTTCCAGTAAGGGCTGAACTGCCTCCTATTTCTCCTGGTTTACTAGATTTTATGGTAGCCATTATCTAAAAAATCCTTTACTTTTATTATCTTTATTGTTTAGTTGTTCCTTGAGGGATAGTAGACGCCTGAGAGAAATCAGTTTCCCCTGGCCTCGGTACAGCTCCAACTCCGATGTTGCCACCTCCAGCTCCTGTTGCGTCTGCTGGATTTGCTCCTGGAGGTACTCCTCCATTAGGTCCCATACCAGCTTGTTGCTGGTCAGGGCTTTCATTTTCTTTATTTCCATTTGTCATCCCCATTATTCTTGCAAATATTGCTGCTTTTTCTGGATCGTTAATTAAATCATCTGGATCTATATCTAGTGATTTAGCGATCTCTCTTAGTACTGAATGCCATCTTACAAACGGTGCAATATTTGGATTGTTAGCTGTTTGCATAAATGTCATTAATCTTTGTGAACGAACTTCTTTCTGCATTAAAGAAGATGTTCCCATAGCTTTTACATCAAGGTCTCCTTGTATTTCTGGTATATCAGAATTAAACTGCATATTCCAAGAGAACAAAGATTCACCAAGGGGTCGTAACAAATAATCGTCAATATTTTTTATAACAGTTTTTATATTAAGTGCAGCTGCTCCCATAAGCATAGACATACCTGCTGCTGTTCTTGTTGTAGATTGTACACCAGTTGCTCCATGTGAATATGAAGGAATACCTGTTGCTTCATCTGCTAGTTGTCTAAATTTATCAAACATCTGTAAATTTTCAAATGATGTATTAGGAAATTTTAATCCATTGATTGCAGTTCCTGTAACTCCAGATTGTCTTCTAAATATTTTACCAGGATATATACTCATATCTTGTCCTGGTACTAATTGTGTTTCGTCAATATCAAATACTAAATTACCTGCCAATGCTAAATTATCTATAGCCATTCTTGCATGACCATTCATCACCATTTGTGCGTCTTCCATATTTTCTGGTAGTCCTACACCAAAAAATTGATATGGATTTATTTCGTACGGTGCAACATGATATGGTAGTCTTTCAGGTGTAAATGGATTTAATACTAATCTTAATATTTTACCATTGCATATCCATGCATTTATTTGAACTTCTTCTAGTTCGTCTATAGCATCAATATCTTCACTAAATTCTAATCCAGCATCTTTAGCTAAATGCTTATCCATTAATCCCCAATATTCTAATACTTCAAATCTATTTTTATCTAGATCATCTATATTTTCTCTATCAAGTAGTGCAGTCTCAAAACCTCTTGCTTGATAATTAGGTCCCATTTTTAAACAATCAGATATAGCAGAATCTCTAAAGAAAGGTCTATTTTTTAAATCTCTTAATTGAGATCTGCTTAGAGTGTGCCTTTGTATAGTATACTCACAATCTTCTACTGATGTTGCATCTGGATCTGGATAAAAATCCCAGCAACTTACTGCTTCTATTTTTGGTACTAACTTATACTCAGGGCTATACTCCATTCCTTCTTCAGATTTTTCCCATTTATGTTGAGTCTTTTCATGATTAAAAGGCCCTTTAATAATTCCTGTTCCAAGCAATGCCATTTCAAATAAAGCATGTCTTAAAACAGTTATAGCTGAGGTTTCTTCCAACTGATCATGGATTAATTTTTCCATATTTCCAGCAGCTTCTTTTGCTGGCGATAATGGTATTTTTTTAGTTGGGTCAGGAGAAGGTCCTTCTTTTATATTTAGCCCTTCATATTGATTAGCCAATCCGCCAAGTATAGTTTCTGCCGTTGCTCCTGGTTCTAATTCTCTACCATCACCTGGAAATCCATATGGATTTGGTAATGGCTCTTCTGGTGTTTCTTCTCCTTCTTCAATATATGCACGTTCTGAAATACCATCAGGCATTTTAGTTGGTGTTATACCAAGTGGAAACTTTGCATTTGCAAATAGAACTTCTATTAGTTGGCCAAAAGCTGCCAATACTTTTGTTTTAGTTATCTTAACGAATACTCTTGATTTTTCTCGTTCTGTAAAAGTCATGTCAGAACCATAGATTCCTCTATAATTTCTATATGCTCTTAACCAACGGCTTTCATCAAAAAGACGGGCATCTTCTGCTCTTGTAAATTTTGCTTTTATATAGCCAGAAAGTCCGCCATATTCTTCTGCCACTTCTTCAGTAGTGGCTTCATCAGATAAAGCTACAGTTTCATCAGTAGTATCCATTTTATATTCCTAAATTAGTAGTCTCTTTCATCGGCTAGTGAAAAAATTTTGCCGTCCACCATATTAGTTTTCACTTTTGGTGCATCAACATTTTCTCCACCTACTTCATCAGCAGGAAGGTTCATAGGATCGTTACCAGCTTTTGCACTAGGAACTTCGTCTAAATCACCTTGCTTATATTTTTTCATGATGTCCATGTTATTTCTCCTTATTTTTAGTTTTTGATAGTGACTCTTGTATAAATTTTAAGAGCCATGGATTATCTCGTAAGACAATATGTATTTGGTTAGCTAATGTGTTTGTAACAACTTCTTCTTTATCTTCATCTGATAATGGATTAGATTTAGTTGTAAGCCCACCAACATAACAACACGCATGTAATACTTCATGAATTACTGTATTTAATAAGTCGTGCTGTTCTAAATTAGTATTTATTTGTATTTTATTTTCTCTTTGCAAATAGTGCCCATAACAATCTGTAAGATTATCTGTTCTAAAATCTGCATCTTTTATCTCAATAGTTAAATCTTGAAATCCAACTCTTAATTTTTTTCCATCTATATCCATTAGTATCCAAACATCCTATCTGCTGGTTTGTATTGTTTATTATGCCCAAAGTCTGAAAAACCAGATCCTTGTGGATTGATGGGGCGAGACATACATCCGTAACGTAATGCATCGTATGCATGATCTTCTGTGTGCGTATCAACATCCTCTGGATTATTTTTATCGCATGGTAAAAGAGGTAGTGTTCTTATTAGATTAATACAATTATTAAAAACATACAAAGAAGGTTGTTCTCCATCATTTGTCTCTCTTAATGATAGTCGTTTATGTATTTCCAGTTTACCGTTGATACGACTTCTTGGTGATCTATCAGATGGTCTCCATCTACATCCTGCAGTAATCATTGTTTCTGCAATACTTGGACCAACATCACCTCTTCGTGCCCAAGTGCTTGAATCTAAAACTCCGTATCTTATATACTCTTTATGCTCTAGATTTAAAACTTGTTGTGCAAATACATCAGCTGTAACTTTTTTTGTATACAATTCTCTATAGACCCATAAATTATTATCAAAGTCTATAGCAAACCAAAGTACACAAGCAGGTGAAGAATATCCCCAGTCACATGCTCTAAACTTATGCCAGTTTCTAGGAATGTCAAAAGGTTCTACAACATGAACATCTTTACTAAACTCTGGAAAGGCTGCATCTTCATATGCACCCCAATCTCCATCTAGAAATTGTTTTCTTTGCACTTCAGGTAAAGAAGCTAGCATAACATAATAATCCTCTGTTTGCATCAGATATGGATTATCTTGTAACTTAGCTGGTATAAATCTTCTTGTTATTTTTTTATTACCAACTGGTGTTTGTATTTCAATATCAAATCTCGTATTAGGAACTGCTGGGTCTACAAACATTTCTTTTACCCAAGTAGATCCTACGTTGCCAGGGTTACCTGTTGCTCTCATAAATACTGGTATCTCTGGATCTACTGATCTAAGAGATGACCTTAAAAAATTATAGATATCTGGATTAGGATATTGTGGTAACTCATCTATTCCTATCCAAGTGTATGACTGCCCTTGATATCTAAGAGCATCTGTAGTATTTTCTGCATATCCAAATTCTATTTTAGCACCAGATGGAAATCTCCATTCTTTTTCTTGCTCTCTCCATTTAGCACCAGGATATGCTTTAGGATATAATTGTTGTGAGTGATTAATTAAATCTCTCAACTCTGGCATTGAACGTCTTAGTAATAAACCTCTATGCTTTTGTTTATCACAATATCGTAGTGGATCAATAAGCATTGCATATGATTTACCACCGCCTCTTGCTCCACCGTAAAATACTTCTCGTTCTGATGCTGCTAAAAACTGTGTTTGTGGCCCACTGTTTGGCTCAAATATAATTTCTTGTTCTTTTACAGCTTCTTTAACATTTGGTGGAACATCATCAAATTCTTCTTCAACAAATATATTTTGTTTATTTTCTAATATATTGTCTGCTTTTTTTAAAGATTCTTTTTTATTCTTTAATTTCTTTTGTGCATTGTGATAATTATCTTTTGCTTTTTGTACTTGTTTAGCTATATCACTAATACTAGCTTTAGCTGATTTTTTTGCTTTAGCTACTTTTTTCTTTTTAGGTTTAGGAGGTTCAACATCATTCACTTCGTTTTAACACTTTCATTAAACCTGGAGCAGATATATATCTGCCTGTTTTTCTTTGCATCCAACCAGCAACTTCTCGATAGGAACAGCTTTTAATATATTGTTTTGCCTGTTCTATAGCTTCAAGTTCCTCTTGAATTGGCTCTAATAATTTATCATCCTCTTCGTTAATTTTATAACCAAAAGGAACAGTTCGTGAAACTCTTTTCTTTAATCCTAGACTCATGCTTCTTTAGCTGGCAATACAAATATACCGTGGGCAATTTTTGCATTAACATCTATTTTTTCTTTTTTAACAAGACCGACTCTATCCAAGATTTGCTTTGCCGCTTCCATTCTGATATTAGCTCCAGGAATAGAACCGTCATCACTAAGAGCACGACTGATACCAAGGGCGGCTTTTGGGGAGTGCGCTGCCAAAACGCTTTCCGCTTTTTCAATAATCTCATCTTTTAATCCTTGTACAACTCTTGGGTAAGATGTAGGAGAGTATCCTGCAAGCTCTGCAGCTTTTCTAGGATCTCCGTCTGCATCTGAAAATAAAACAGATAAAAATGTTTTTTGCTTATCTGTTAGTTCTTTATTATCTTTTTTATCTAATAGCATTTTAGCCAAATATATTAATTACTACGGCTAAAAAAATAATAACAACTGCACCAGCTTTGATGTAATCTTTTTTAGTCCAGTTTTGGTAGTTTTTACACCACTCCATAACTTGATTTATTTTTTCCATAATGTTCTCCTTTAACAGTTCCATTTTCTTAATGATTTATTAATTCTTGAATTAGGGTCTCTTGCAGTTTTTTTAGATGTTAATTTTTTCTTCATACCTTTCATTCTTGCACAAAATGATTTTCTTCGTTTAGCAGCTTTAGATCCTTTTTTTAATTTACTTGGTTTTGTAGTTACAGCAGTCTTAAGTTTACTTCCTGGATTAGCTTTACGATAAGATGCAACTCCCTTTTTGTTTAATCCACCTTTTGGATCTTTACCTTCTTTAC